TGCACAAGTTAAAGCGTGGGAGTTTATGGAAAAATTTACAGATGATGTGCCATATCCTCAATTTCCAACATTTCAAGATGTTATTCGCAGAGCCGCAGAAATGAATACTTTTATTAGCGAAAGTAGATAACTAGACCCCGCTCACAAGGCGGGGTTTTTTATTTCTTTTTTTATTTTCTTGTTCTTCTTCCCAGTGGTGCTTTCTATGGCAGTTAGCGCAGAGCACAATACATTTTTTAATCTCTTCTATAGCCCCGCCGATGTTATTACTTTGTAATAACTTATAGACTTTTCGGTTATCTGGGTGCCGTTCAACGTGATGAAAATCAAATGTAGCTGGGTGGTTTTCCCCACAATTTACACAGCTTAGAGTGGCTTTAAATGCTTGCCAATCAACTTTCCTTGCTTTTTTTCTTATTTTTCCGTTAGTAATTATTTTTTGTTTATTTGCTTCGTAGTATTTCTTCGAGTATTCCGCGTGTTTTCTTTTTCTTACTTCTGGGTCTTTGTAAGGCATTGAGCTTTTTTCTCCAGTAAAGAGTATGTTTAAACCCCCAAGGCTTTGATGGGTCGTATAATTTGAAACCACAACTAATTAAACTATTTGATGATGCAGGGTTATCTGTAGTATCAGATATTAACCAATTCCAACCTAATCTTTTAGCGTGTCTTTCTCGTGCTTTGAGAAGCTTTTTTTGTATACCTTGCCCACGCCATTCTTTTAATACACCAGCGCGACATAAGTAGCCACAATCATTCCAGTAATAGCTACGAACCATCCCAGCAAAACCAACCGGAAGCATAAATTCGTCATAAGCAATCCACCAATGTCCTGTAGTAGTATCAACTAAATCATCGCCGGGCAGGCATTTTTTCTGTAGATAGGTAAGGGTTTTAGTTACATCTACATCGCGTGTATCGACCTTTTTGATGGTTACAGCCATATAACTTCCCCCTAGTTTATATAGATATTTTACACAGAAAAAATGAAAAACCCTCTACATAAAATAAAAAATGTTGTATACTTACAATAACTGGGTAATGCTTATACCGGACTGTCCCAGCAGACGATGCAACGATTGGTATAAGTGAACTTTTGCATAAGGAAATTAACATGGCACGCGCAACCTTTGAAGGCCCAATTCTATCAGGCGACAAACGTTTTGGAGTATTACGTAACGTAGGATATACACAATTAGTACAAAATGCTGATTTAGACCTTTCTAATACCACTGTAGGTACACCTACATACGGAGGTTCTTCTGGGCAATTTGTTAGCTCTAATGGCATTCCTAACTCAAATGCTACTATTTATCAACCATCTAGTACTGTTTACCCATCAGTAGTACAAACAATCCCTGCTGATACAGCTACTAATATTTATCGTGGTGTAGCATTTTATGTCCCAACAGGTTCAGATTTAGATAACATTTATGTTGATTGTCTAATTCCAGCTGCGGTTTCTGGCGGTAGTGCAACGATTTCTTCGGTAACAGCATATATCTCTAACAACTATACAGCAGCTGCCGGTACAGCAGCATATTTTAAAACTGGTTCTATTACAGCAATTGGTCGTCAGGCTTTGTCAACGTTTACAACAGCGCAAATGTATAACCAAACAGCAACTAGTACAGATATTTTGCAGTCTGGTTCACCAAATACATCTCAAGTTATTGCTACATTAGCTATTGTGGGTACAAACTTAACATCTATTGCAACTACTACAGTTGCTGGTGTGGCTATTGCTGATACAGCCGGAACATTTACTTGTACATCTAACGCTTACTTATCTGTTGGTCAAACATTAACTATTTCTGGTACTTTAGGCGGTACAGGTACTATTTCTGGTTATGCAAACCCAACTAGCTATTTAGTTTCTGCTGTTTCTGGCGGTGCAGGTACAGTTACTGGATTTACTTTAACTACATTAGCTGGCGCTGCGATTGTTACTACATCTGGTACACCAACTGGTTTGACATATACAATTGCAACTCCTTTAATTGGTAAATACAACTTTACTTTACAGTATACACAGCCTGACAATAATATTGGTTCTACAACTGCTTACCCATACGGTAATTTTGACTAATTAATCCGGGGGACTTCGGTCCCCTTTTTTGAAACTTTAGGAGATTAATTATGACTATGCAATATGACGTAAAAGGCTCGCATCTTAGCGGTTCTGGTCTTATGGTGTCAGGGCGTGTACGCCTTAAAAACTTAGTATATCAAGGTAATGGAACAGCTGGTACTATTGACGTTTTTGATACTACAACAGCTCCGGTAACAACAGCTACATATGGTCGTTCTGGAACAACTGTAACAGTAACATCTACAGGTCATGGTTTAGTAACTGGGCAAACAATTGGTATTACATTTGCTGCCGTTTCTAGTGTTTCTGCTACTGCTGGTAATTATGTAGTGACCGTGACTAACGCAAACACATTTACTATTACTGATATTAACTCTGGGACTATAGCGACTAGTACAGCATGTGTATACTCAACTGGTAAATTTATAACTAGTTATAATACGGGTACAAACGTACAACCATTCCAAGTTATTTTTTCTGGTGAAGGTATTTTGGCATTAAATGGTGTTTATGTAGTTGTAACAAACGTCAATTATCAAACAATTCAATATGGGTAACTAATGTGGCTACTAAGAAGAAAGGACCCAGTCTTGCAGTTGGAAGAGGCGAAAAACTCCCGGTTTCTAAAGGGGCTGGACTTACTGCTAAGGGTCGTGCGAAGTATAACAGGGAAACAGGGTCAAATCTAAAGGCACCTCAGCCTGAAGGCGGACCACGTAAGAAGTCGTTTTGTGCAAGAATGAGCGGTATGCCAGGACCAATGAAAGATGAGAACGGCAAACCAACACGTAAGGCAGCAAGTTTAAAACGGTGGAAATGTTGATGGAACTGCAAATAACCGACCCAGAAATCGTAACGGCTAGGGAACTTGCCACTCATGCTAACGAACTAAAGCATTTGCAGGACGATATGGATAAGCTTGTAAAAGACGTAGAAGAGTTAAAGGCTGGCGTAAACGATATACGCAGGATGTTAGCCGAACAACAAGCGGAAAAAAAGACACTACATTATATTGGTAACATAGTTGCTGTTTTATTTGGTGGTATATTAGTTGCGGTTTTTGAAAAGTTTTGGAAATAAAATGCCAAGTAAAAGTAAGAAACAACATGACTTTATGGAAGCAATAGCGCATAATAAATCATTCGCTAAAAAAGTTGGTATTCCTCAATCAGTAGGTAAAGATTTTAGTGAAGCAGATAAAGGTAAAAAGTTTTCTGGAGGTGGTCGTCCCGATAGACAAACTATTAATAAACCAAAGACGGACCATGGTAAAACGGCTTTATTTAAAGGAGGCGGTATGGCAACAAAGAAAATGGCAATGGGCGGAAAAGCTGAAAAGCGTATGATGCCAGCTAAGATGGAAAAAGTTAATGACACTATGAGCGCCAAAAAAGGTGCGCCTAAAGAAGCTCGTATGATGCCGGCTAAAATGGGTAAAGTAGGTCGTATGAGTTTTGCTAAAGGCGGTGGTATTGAGGCTAAAGGTAAGACTAAAGGTAAAGTTTGTTAATTAGGAGATAGTTATGAAAATGGACCACGCACCAGTTAGTAAAGACCAAGCAATCATGAAACATGACATGAACGAAGATATGTATAAAGGCGAACTCGCCGGACATAAACCACATCATGAACATTTTAAAGCTCACGCAGCAGGTCATAAGTTACATCACGAGCACGTAGCTAGTTTTTGTGGTGGCGGCTATATGAAAAAAGGCAAAAAATAATCATGGCAAGCAAATCCAACAACCCGATTACTCGCCTTAAAGAAAACATTATGGGCACCGAAGCGGAAAACAAAGCCGCCGAAGAGTCTATGAGTAAAACTAGGCTAGGAAAGAAACTAAACGAAGCTAAAGAAAATATAGTAGGTAAACCAGATACTGGTGAGACTACAAATCCTATGGGCGACAAGTACAAAAAGGGCGGTAAGGTTGCTGGTAAGTTAGCTACTCGTGGATATGGAAAAGCAAAATGAAATCTAGTCGGGGTATGGGGGCAATATCCCCTAAGAAAATGCCTAAGACAAGTGAGTCAGCAGTACTGCTAAAAAAAGGCGGTAATGTAAACGCTGCTGGTAATTATACTAAGCCTGAATTAAGAAAACGTATTGTGTCACAAGTTAAATCAGCAGCTACGCAGGGTACAGGCGCAGGTCAATGGTCAGCTCGTAAGGCACAGCTTGTAGCAAAGAAGTATAAGGCAGCGGGCGGTGGGTATAAATGAGTAATTTAGCAAAACCTCAACGTTCTTTAAAGGCTTGGGGTGAGCAGAAGTGGACTACAAAATCAGGTAAAAAATCCTCCGAAACTGGAGAGCGTTATTTACCAGAAAAGGCAATAAAATCTTTAAGCTCTAAAGAGTATGCAGCAACAACAAAGGCTAAAAGAGAAGGTAAGGCAAAGGGTAAACAGTTTGTACCCCAACCTAAAAGTGTTAAAGAAAAAGTTAAACCATATAGGGCAATAAAATGAACACTATGACGCTTTATTTGCATTTTATTAAAGGTGTAATGATTGGTGCAGAAATAGTGCATGAAGATGATTGCGATATGCTTGTGTTTGATTTTGTAATTTTACGTTTAATATTTGAGTTTCCAAAATGACTACTACCGGAACCAGCTCGTTTAACTTAGACTTATCAGACCTTATAGAAGAAGCGTTTGAAAGGTGTGGGCAAGAACTACGTTCTGGTTATGATTTTCGTACTGCAAGACGTTCTTTAAACTTATTAACTATTGAATGGGCTAATCGTGGAATTAATCTTTGGACAATTGAACAAGGCACTATACCAATGGTGCAGGGTACTAACACTTACGACTTACCTACGGATACGATTGATTTATTGGAACACCAAATTAGAACAAATGCTGGACAGCAAAATAATCAAACCGATATCACCATCAGTCGCATCAGTGTATCTACCTACTCTACAATTCCTAATAAACTAGCGCAGGGTAGACCAATTCAGGTTTGGATTAATAGACAGTCAGGCGCATCATACCCTACTGGTAGTAATCCTGATAGAAACCCACAGATTGTTGTTTGGCCCACCCCAGACCAAGGTACAGCACAAAACCCATATTATCAGTTTGTTTATTGGAGAATGCGCCGTATTCAAGATGCTGGTAATGCAGTTAATACGCAGGATATTCCATTCCGTTGGTTAACTTGTATGGTTGCTGGTCTTGCTTATTATCTATCTATGAAGTTACCCAACATGGACCCAAACCGTGTGATGGGATTAAAAGCAGATTATGAGCAGCAGTTCCAGTTTGCCTCTGAAGAAGACCGTGAGAAGGCACCAATTAGATTTATTCCTAGATTTACGTTTTTGGGGAATGGTTAATGGCAAAAGATTTAAAATTAACACCTCAAGAAAAAAATATTGTTCAATACCATAGGGACAATATTAAGATGAATAATGTAGGTACAGGACCAAAAGGTGAACCTGTTACGGTGTATAGTACAGGGGTTACTATGGATTCGGGTCCATATAAGGGTAAATCTGTAACAGTACCAGGATATATTCAAGGTAAGCAATATGAAGACGCTGATTTAATTAGAGATTACTGGCGTTCTGATATTAATAAGGGCAAATACCCTGTATACGACACACCAGAACAAGGCGATAAAAGAGCCAAAGAAATACATTCAATTATGGATGACGAGGTAGGTGACGCAGAAAAAGCTGGCAGAGCCTCAAAATCTCAACAGTATAAAAAAGGCGGTAAGGTAGCAGGTAAATTAGCAACTCGTGGATACGGTAAGGCTAGATAATGACTACGATGTTTTCATCAGGTAAGTTTTCAATTGCGGAGTGTGACCGCTGTGGATTTCGTTATAAACTTGTTGAACTTAAAAAACTTACTATTAAGACTAAAAATGTCAGTATTAAAGTATGTCATGAGTGTTGGGAAATGGACCAGCCACAGCTTCAACTTGGTATGTATCCGGTTAATGACCCTCAAGCAGTTCGTGAACCTAGAAGAGACAATAGTTATTATCAGTCAGGCTATGATGTTTCTGGGTTTCCTAGTGGAGGTAGTAGGCAGATTCAGTGGGGTTTTAATCCGGTAGGTATGAAATATGATTTCAATGAAACACCAAATGCGTTACAATCAACAGGTGTAACTAATAGTGTAACAATCAGTTAAGGAGCTAAAAATGGCAAAGATGGAAAGCATGAAAGAAGATATCAAGCAAGATAAAGCAATCGTTAAGAAAGCTTTTAAAATGCATGATGCTCAAGAGCATAA